CTATACGGTGAAAAAGGGCGACACCATGTGGGCTATTGCAAAAAGGTACGGGATCACGCTAAGTACGCTTATTGCCATGAATCCGCAGATAAAGAACCCTAATCTTATTTACCCGGGAAATCAGATATGCGTATCGGGAGGAAGTAAATGACGGGATTTGTTATAGATGCAGCCGGTACTGCTTATAGATTGCCGGTGCTGCTAAGCTGGAGAGTGACCCACGATGCTGACGGCGCGGCTGATGAATTTTGGGTTCAGTGTTTGTACGATGCCGATATGGGAAGTCTTATGCAGAGCATAACGAGAGTGAGACTAACGGAAAATGACGAGACGGAGTTTATCGGAGTTGTTGATGAGTGCGTCATGGAGGTAGATGAAGCGGGAGCATATCTTACAATATCGGGGCGAGGCTTGGGAGCGGTGCTTATTGATAACGAATCGGACAGCAAGGAATACACGCTTTGCACAACGGAGGATATTCTGAGGGAACACGTAAGACCTTGGGGCATAACGGATATTGAGTGCGGAAAAACAGGAAGGATCACGGGATTTTCGGTATCAAAGGGCATGAGCGAGTGGGAGATCCTCACGGAGTTTCTCCTTTGGGCGTGCGGCGAAAAGCCGAGGTTTTCAAAGGAGGGGAAGATCCTAATATGCGCTGATAAAGGTAGCTACATTAAGCTTGGATGGAGCAGCGGACTTGTGAGCGTAAAGTGGGATGAAAAGCGCTACGGCGTGATATCCGAGGTAACGGTAAAGGGAAACACAAGCGGAGCTAGCTCCACGGTATATAACAGCGAGTTTATAAACCGCGGCGGGCTATGTAGGAGAATAATCTATGTGCCGAACAGTACGGGGTACGATGCCATGAGGTACACAGGGGAGTACCAGATAGATAAGTCACAGGAAAAGGCGAGCCTTGTAACGGTGGAGGTCATAGAGCCGCTTTTTGCCTTTGCGGGAGATAGAGTTAATTTGGAGCTTACGAATTTAGGGCTAAGCGGCGAATATTACGTTACGGAATCGGTATCCTGGGCGGACGGTACGAGCTGCGGAACGAGACTTACAATGAGACCGGAGAAATAAGGAGAGCGTATGTGGTTATCGGAGAGAAATAAAAATACAGATACGGATAACGGAACGCAGATTTGTACGGCGACCATCGGCGGCGAGAGCGTGGGAGTATACGCCGGTGGAGAAAGACGAGGACTTACCGTCTGCGCGCCGGGTGGATACCGATGGAGACCAAAGGCTGGGGACAAGCTGCTTGTAATAAAATGCGCCCACGGTGAGGAGATAGTTGCAGGCGTTCCCATAAGCGGCAGTACGGGAAGTATGAAGAACGGCGAGGTGTGTATCGAGTCGGAGGGCGGCGCTACGTTATATCTAAAAAACGACGGCAGCATCGTCATTAAGGGAGACGTGAATGTGGAAGGAGCGCTTAAGGTCAATGGAAATGAAATTTCGTGACGGTGACTACGTTCCGAATGTGTGGGGCGGATTTGAAACGGTGTCGGGAGCGGACGAGCTGATGCAAAGGCTGCTATTTAAGCTGACGGCAAGGCGGGGAGCGTTCCCATTTTTGCCGGAGCTGGGCAGCAGACTGTACTTACTAGCAAGAGAGAAGCCTTCAACAAGAAAGAGCGCAGCGGAGATGTACGTGAGAGAGGCACTGTCGGATGAAAGCGATATTACACTGCTCAATTTGGAACTGACGGAAGATGGAGACGGATTTCTTTTGAAGATGAGCTTTGAATATGAGGGCGAGGAGCTGACGCTCTCGGTTTCGGTGTGATGGAATTTTGGGGGAGGAACAATGAGAACAGCAAGTGAAATATACCTTGAGATGAAGAGAATATTCGAGGAGGAGAGTAATCGTGAGCTTTCGGATGACTGCGACATGGCTGTAAGACTGTACGCTGCGGCGGCGCAGTCGGAGGCGCTTTATATGTACAGCGATTGGGTGAAGGTTCAGTGCTTTCCGCAGACGGCGACTGGCGAATTTCTTGATAGACACGCCGAGATGCGCGGACTTGAGAGAATAGGTGCAGAAAAGGCTGCGGGTAAGATAAGATTTTACATCGATGAGGAGCAGGAAAGCGATATTGAGATACCGGCGGGCACTGTATGCCTTACGGCATCGGGAATATATTTTGAGACGACGAGCGCTGCGGTTATATCATCGGGGGAGCGTTACGCCGAAGCGGATGCCAAGGCTCTGGAGGTCGGTACGAGCGGGAATGTGACCACGGGCAGCATAACGTTTATGTCGCCGGCACCGGTAGGAGTCTGCGGGTGCGTAAATACGGAGAAATTTTCCGGAGGGACGGATACGGAGTCAGATGATAGCTTGCGTGAGCGGGTGCTGGCAAGCTACAAGACGCTGCCCAACGGAGCGAACAAAGCCTATTACGAGAGTGAGACACTGTCAGTTCCCGGAACGGCTGGGGTAGTGGTGCTGCCGAAAAGACGTGGTATCGGCACGGTGGACGTTATCGTATCGGCAAGCGACGGTATGCCTTCTGATGATCTTATAGAGAAGGTGAAAGAGCGGCTTGATAGCTCAAGAGAGATATGCGTTGATATCGACGTTTTAAAGCCGGAGACCGTTGAGGTAGATATTGCGTGCAGAATAAAGGCAGAGGACGGATGCCCTTTTGAGGATGTGAGCGCGATGCTTAAAAGGAAATTGCAGGCGTATTTTAACGGTGCGCTTTTGGGAAAGACGGTAACGAGGGCAAAGCTGGGCGATATAATTTTTAACTGCGAAGGCGTTGAAAACTACGAGCTTTCCGAGCCTCAGACGGACGTTGAAGTCGATACCGGAGAGCTGCCGATTCTTAAGGACATAACTATCGAGGAGATGTAAATGGGGTATTTTGAGCATTTAAAGGCGCTGTTGGAGCCAATGAGAGTCTATGAGCTTAATAGTGGCAGCAGCGGCGCGGAGCTTAAGGCGATAGGAAGTATACTTGACGGAATCGATAACAGCATCGGCATTATCGAGCGGGAATGTACTATCGGGACGGCGGAGAACTTGGGGCTTAAGGCGTATGAGGAGCTTCTTCCCCAAAAGCCGGTGGATATGGGTTTAGCTGAGAGAAGAACGGCAATATCGTCACTTCTGGCGATAGACGGCACATCGTTTACGAAAAATCGGTTAAACCTGACGTTGTCGGGCTGCGGAATATCTGCCGTAGTTGAGGAGACACCGGAACACTATACGGTGGAGGTCAGCTTTCCGGAAAACAGAGGGATACCGGCGGAGATAGAAAAGATAAAGGAGCGCATAGAGGAAATACTGCCCTGTCATTTGGAGTGCAGATACAAATATGTATTTTGCTCATGGCAGGAGCTTGAAAGTAATTTCGGCACATTTGAGGATATAGAAGCTAAGCAAATGACATGGGAGGACATGGAGACCTTCCGGTAAACTTTTTACATAGGAGGAAGAGTATGCTTTGGAGTAAAATAACGAGCCGCAAATTTCTTGCGGCACTGATTGGCACAATAGTCGGTGTGGCGATGGCGTTCGGCGTTGACGAGAGCGTTATATCCACCATATCCGGTGCGGTGCTGTCGGCAGTGAGCCTTATAACATACATCACCGTTGAGGGCAAGGTGGACGCTGCGGGAGCGGGAAATAAAGACGACGGAAACGGGGATGGCACGAAATGACAGTGAGCATTATAAGCTCCGGCGCTATCGTGCTGGTGGCGATAATCGAGTCACTTGCGACGTTGGAAAGACGCTCTGCTAAAAGGTCTCAGGAGCAGATGAAGGCTAGGGAAGAGGCAAGAGCAGACGAGAGTAAGCTTGCAATGCAGATGATGGACGCAAGTCTTGCTCTCGGAATAGCAACGGCCATTGCCGTTGAGGAGGGCAAGCTCAATGGCGAGATGAAGTCGGCAAAGCAGCGGGCAAAAGAGGCAAGAGAAAATTATCAGGGCTTTTTGCAGAATATTGCAGCCCATCAGGTGGTGAAGATATAAATGGAAATTAGACAGGTAATGTTTACCAAAAATCCTCGGTACATTGAGGGCAAGAAGATAACGCCTAAAGGGATCATGGTACATTCCACGGGGGCAAATAACCCGAAGCTCCGGAGATACGTACAGCCGGACGACGGGCTTTTAGGCGTAAATTCCGAGGGCAGCGACTGGAACCGTGCATCACAGCCACTTTGCGTACACGCATTTATCGGCAAGGACAAAAACGGCGATGTAAGATGCTATCAGGTGCTGCCGTGGAACTACAGAACGTACCACTGCGGAACGGGAACGAAGGGCAGCGGAAATTCAACTCATATTGCCTTTGAGATATGCGAGGACGGACTGGACGACCCGGTGTACTTCGGAAAAATATACGAAACGGCGGTGGCGCTGTGCGTACATCTATGCAAGGAGTTTAACCTTACGGAAAAAGACGTAATATGCCACTGCGAGGGGCATACGCTGGGTATAGCATCAAACCACAGTGACGTTATGCACTGGTTTTCAAGGTTCGGAAAGACAATGGACGATTTTAGAGCAGATGTAAAGAGCGGACTTAATACTGATACGCAGGATACGAACACGCAGGATACTAATACACAGGAGGTAAAAGAGGAAATGACACAGAAAGAATTTAACGGTATGATGGAAAATTACCTTAAGAGCTTGGAGGAAAAGAAGCCGTCCGGCTGGTCGGAGGCTGCAAGAGCGTGGGCAGAGAGCAAAATGATAATTTCCGGAGACGAAAACGGCAATATGAAGTACGGTACATATCCCACACGAGAGGAGATAGCACAGATAATTTACAACGCTTTGGGACGATAATCGGGGGATTATCCCGATAAATCGGAATAAAATTTAAAAATCGGAAACAAAGAAGGAAAATATTGGAAATTAGTGTCAGACAATTTGTGTAATGTGTTGAAATTCGTAAGAAAAAAAGTATAAAATAGGTTGAAAATAGTGGACAAATTTAACGTGCGATGGTATAATGTTTTCAGTGCTATCGCACGTTAATTTATTGATGTTTTTGAGGATACATGGAAAATGAAAAGCAATTTGCTAACCACTGAGGAAAGAGAAAGCTTCTACCAAGGAACATGGACGGAGGGATTCAAAAGATTCGGCGCACACAAGGAAACGCAAGACGGTATTGAGGGGTATCATTTTGCTGTTTGGGCTCCTGGCGCAAAATCGGTCAGGATAGTTGGGGATTTTAATGATTGGGATATAAATAAGTATGTCATGCTGCCGACAAAGACGGACGGAGTATGGCATTTTTTTGTCCCCAATGTGAAACAAGGGGATATGTACAAGTATGTGATCGAGACCCAAAGCGGCGACTTCATATATAAAGCCGACCCTTACGCATTTTATGCCCAGCAGCCGCCGGAGACGGCGTCCCGTGTCTACGATATAGACGATTACAAATGGGGCGATAGTCTGTGGCTTGCAAGAAGAAAAAGATCGCATCATATGCAGCGCCCGCTGAATATTTATGAAGTACACCTTGGTTCTTGGAGACGCAATGAGGACGGCAGCTACTATTCCTATAAGCAGCTTACCGATACGCTTATACCCTATGCAGTTAGTATGGGGTACACGCACCTTGAGCTTATGCCTGTTATGGAGCATCCGTTTGACGGCTCCTGGGGATACCAGATAACCGGATATTATGCTCCTACGTCCAGATATGGCACACCGACAGATTTTATGGAATTTGTTGATAGCTGCCACAAGGCTGGACTTGGCGTAATACTTGACTGGGTGCCGGGACATTTTTGCAGAGATGCCCATGGACTTGGCGCATTCGTAGGAGATAAGCTCTACGAAAAAGAGGACCATGCCCAGTGGGGTACATACAAGTTCGATTTGTGACGGGGCGAGGTGCGCAGTTTCCTGCTGTCAAACGCCATGTTCTGGATTGAAAAGTACCATGCTGACGGTATCCGCGTGGATGGCGTTACAAGTATGCTGTACCTGAACTTCGGCGTGGACGATC